GCCGCCGCCGCCGCCTCCTCCTCCCTCACCGCCCACCATGGCCAATGCTAACGTGCAGGGAGCGGGAGCTGCCCAGGCCGCCCGCGCCGCCGCCGCCGGCGCCTATGCCGATACTCTGCGGTCCGGTTCTGCCCAGGGCGTGACAGGCTCGACCGCCACCGCCTCAAAGAAACTCTTGGGCGAATAGGCAATGCCGCTCGACAACGCCACCGGCAGGGCGGCCTACGAGATGCAGGGAGTCACCCTGCTCGCCGCCCAGCCGGTGATGATCACCCGCCAGCGTCCGGCCATCGAGGACGAAGACTGGCCCACCGTCTTCAACCATCTCGAGCGCCGCCTGGCTGCCCTTCGGGCATGGCGCTGGACCCGCTGGGCAGTCTGGCAGGATCTCGGCGCCTACTTCCTGCCCCGTCGTGTGCGCGCCTTCGTAACCCCGAATAATTATTCGCGCGCCCGCTGGCTCAACTCCAACATCATCGACACTACCCCGGTGCAGGCCATGAACGGCTGCGCCTCCGGCCTGTGGAGCGGCCTCACCAACCCGGCCCGGCCGTGGTTCGAATTCGGGCCGGCCATAGAGCTGCCCAATCTCGACGAGGAGTCGCGGGCGTGGCTGGTCGACCTCAAGCAGAAGGTCCATGCCATCCTCGCCGCGTCCAATTTCTATGCCACGACGTCGCAGATGTTTCAGGATGTTACGGTGTTCGGCCAGTCGCCGTTGCTCTGCTACGAGGACAAGGAAGACATCATCCGCTTCTACCTTCCGTGCGCCGGCGAGTATTTCCTGGCCGTCGGCTCGCGGCTCAGCGTCGACACGCTATACACCGAGACCACCTTCACCGTGGCCCAGCTCGTCGAGATGTTCACCCTGGCCAACTGCCCGGTGCCGGTGCAGAAAAACTGGGAAGAGGGGATGTACGACTACGAATACATCCTGTGCATGGCGATCGAGCCCAACTTCGCCATCCGCGGCCGTGGCCGAAAGTCGGTCACCGTCGTCTCCGGCCGGTTCCCCTACCGCCAGGTCTACTGGCTGCGCGGTCAGAAGGCCCACCGGCCGCTGTCGGTGCGCGGCTTCCTCGAAAAGCCCTTTATGACGGCGCGCTGGTGGACGGTGTCGAACGACCCCTACGCCCGCGGGCCCTGCGAGGATGCGCTGGGCGACAACAAGCAGATCCAGACCGAAACCGTGCGCAAGGCCGAGTTCCTGGAGAAGGGTGTGCGGCCGCCGATGATTGCCGACCCGGCTTTGAAAAACGAGCCGGCCTCGATCATGCCCGGCATGGTCACCTTCGTGAACACCCAGAACGCCGGTGCCGGCTTCAAGCCAGCCTTCGAAGTAAATGCGGCGTGGCTCCAATGGATGACCGTCGACATCAAGACCGTGCAGGACCGGATCAAGGAAGCCCTCTACATCCCGCAGTTCATGGCGATCACCCAGATGCAGGGCGTGCAGCCCCGCAACGAGCTCGAGCTGACGAAGCGCGATCTGGAGCGCCTACAGGTGTTGGGCCCGGTGATCGAGAATTTCGAGAACGAGATCGCCCCGATCATCCAGCGCATCGTGTTCATCATGCAGCGCCGCGGCATGGTCAAGCCGATGCCCGATGGCCTCGCTCGCGTGCCGCTGAAAATCAGCTTCCAGTCGCTCATGCGCCTGGCCCAGCGCGCCGCCGAGTCGATCGCCATGAAGGACGGCTTCCAGACCCTCGGCGTGCTGTCGACCGCAGCCAAGAATGCCGGCGTGCCCGATCCGCTCCGCGTCGTGAATCTCGACCGCTCCGCCAAGCACTACCTCTTCCTCAACAACTACCCGCAGGATTGCGTGTTCTCCGACGACGAAGTGAAGCAGCACGACCAGATTCGCATGCAGGAGGCCGAGCGCGCCAAGCAGGCCGCGCAGGCTTCCCAGCTTACCAAGCCGGCAGTCGACGCCGCCAAGGTGCTTTCCACGACCGACGTCGGCGGCGGCAGCTATTTGAATTCGATTCTCGGCGGCCAGACCGCGCCGCAATAGTTTGAGGGGGCCTCGCGGGCGCAAACCCCGCGAGGTTTATACCCAGGGCCCGGACCGCCACTGAGCCGGGCCTTCTTTTTATCCGCAGAGCGAGTATATTGGCCCCGATAGGTCGAGGCTGCTTTCGGGCATCCATGATTGTATCTCCCCCATTCCGTCGGGAGACGGGACACCTAGACGCCGCTGGCTAAAACCGGCGGCGTTCTTTTTTCAGTGTGGAAGATGGCCGCTGGAGATGGCCGGCCCGATCATCCGATACAGCAGCAGGATGATGATAAGAGCCACGATCACCCAGAAAATCTTGATCACCTGTGCAGGCAGCGGCACGCCGATCTGGCCGAGCACCCAGATAACCAGAAACGCGCCGCCCACGACCAAGCATATATAAATCAACAGCATAACGAGGGATTCGAACATGGCGTTCCTCCAGTTGCGGAGGTAACGCAGGAGGCGGCGAAAGGGTCCGCCTATCCGACGCGGCGGAGCCGGCCGCGGAACCACAGTTCCAGATCGACGACCCGGTATAAAACCCGCGCGCCGTTCTTGAAATAGGGCGGGCCGCCGCGCGCATTGTCCTTTACGGCGAGCCAGCGCAGGTGGCCGGCCGACGTTGTACATCCTCGTTGCCGGAGATATTCGGCAGCCTGCTTGCGGTTGATGAATCTGTCGTCAGCAGCGACTTCGTTCACAGGTGCTTCTCCCGCTTTCCGCGCGAGCATATCTGAAAGCGTGCGCGCCTTCCACTGCATGTTGTGTGTGTCCCCATTACGTCCGCATAGTGGGGACGTTCATGTCCAATCTCACCGAAACTGAAATCTTCGACCGACTGCGCACGTCTCTGCGCGAGGTCATTCAGGGTTGCGTGAACCTGGCCGAGTGGCCGTCACAGGGTCCGACTTACATCCAGCTTCGCAAGGATCTCGCCCTTGTCGAGGGTGCGTCGCGCCAGGCCGGCCACTGGCGCCGCGACGCACGCTGGTTCGCCTTCGGCTGGGAAGTCGCCGCCTTCCAGCAACGCATCGGTGACGCGCTGCGCTGCCACGCGCCGCGCAAGGTGTTCCTCGGCATGGCGGATTTCTTCCGCAAGGCCTTGCACGAGGCCGACAAATTGAAGGTCGCCAAGACCGGACGCCGCGGTCCGATCATGCCGACGCCCAAGCCGGGCCCGCACCGTGAGTCCCGCCCGGTCTATGTCCAGCGGCCGTCCGGCCTCATCCTGCCGTCCGTCCATTGAGCGCCGATGATGACAAGGAACCCGTCGATCGCCCGGCCGAGCTCCCCGAGCAGCAAAGCGCCGTTGATCCAGCCGAGGCCGAGCGCCGCGAAACCAAAAAGCAGCACGCCGACCGCCTGCGCCGCGAATGGCTCATCGAACAACTCAGGAATCCGGCCGGCCGCGAATTCCTGTGGGGCATCCTCTTTGCTGCCGGCACCTTCGAAGAGAAGTACGGCTTCGGTCCCAATGGCGAACCCAACGACAGGGCGAGCGAATATTTCCTCGGCCAAAAAGACCTTGGGCTTCGGCTCTACCACTCGTGGTCGGTACTCGACCGTGCCGGCGTTCTTTCTCTGCTCGATGAATTCCATCCCGTCTTCCCCAAGCCGCGAAAAGGTAAGTGATGGCTGATCCGGTCGAAGTGAAAGACGCTCCGGTCGCCGAAGTTCCGCCTGTTGTGACGGAAGCACCGCCGACGGCCGAGTCTCCCCCAGCAGCGGAACCCACACCTGCTGCCCCTTTGGCCGAGCCGCCGGCGGCGCAGTCACAACCCGAACGCACGCCGAGCCTGCTCGAGGCCGCCGAAGCGCCGGGCGAGGTCAAGGAAACGCCAGCACCCGCCGGCGACAAGCCGCCGGAAGAGAAGAAGGTCGAAGAGCCTCCGAAGGCCGAACCACCCAAGGAAGCGCCGGCCGAGGACAAGCCACCGGAGGCCGCAAAGCCCGAAGCGGCAAAGCCGCCGGAGGCAGTAGCCTACGAGTTCAACGTGCCCGAGGGCTTGCAGATGGACGACGCCCTGAAGGGCGAGTTCACCGGCGCGCTCGATGGCTTCCGCGCCGATCCCAAGATGGGCGCCCAGAAGCTCATGGACATGCACCACGCGCAGATGCAGCGCTACGCCGAGCACCTGAACCAGGAGCAGCATCGCATTTTCGGCGAGACCAAGAAGCAGTGGCGTGACCAGGTGCAGGCCGATGAGATGATCGGCGGCGCCGGACACCGCACGGCAATGAGCGCGATCGCCATGGCCCGCAACATGCTGGTGTCCGACCATCCGCAGGGCTCGCCTGGCTGGAAGAAGGATCTGGCTGATTTCCACAACGCGCTCGACGCCACCGGCGCGGGCGACAATCCGCACATTCTGAAAGCGTTCTACCGGGCGGCTCGCATCATCAATGAGCCGGCTGCTCCCGTCGTTACCGACAGCAAGCCCGTGCCGGATGCCGGCCGACGCAAGGGGGCCGACGCTCTCTACGACAATGACCGCTCACCCAACGGCCGCCAGTGAATCGCGGCGCTTAGGATAAGGAGATTTCGTAATGGCGACAGGTGCATGGCTTAGTCTGGCCGATCTGACTTCCCGCATGGATAGCGCCGACAAGCAGGCCTACATCGCGGAAATGCTCTCCCAGAGCATCACCCTCTTCCAGGACATGGTGTTCAAGGAAGGCTCGGAGATCTTCGGGCACGAGTTCGTGTTCCGCACGTCCATCCCGGCCGGTAGCTGGCGCTACCTCAACAGCGGCACGGCCTATTCCAAGTCGACCACGGGCAAGTCCCGCATCGGCATGGGTTCGCTCACCGGCTACAGCCAGATCGACAAGCTGCTGGCCAAGGCCTCGGGCAACACGCCTCAGTTCCGCAAGAACGAGGACGTCGCTTTCATCGAGGGCATGGGACAGACCGCGGAAGAGACCGCCTGGTACGGCAACACCGCGACCAATCCGGCTTCCTTCATGGGCCTCTCGACCTTCTACAACACGCTGACCCAGACCACGGCGCAGAACGCGCAGAACGTGATCGACGGCGGCGGGTCGGGTTCCGACAATGCCTCGATCTGGCTGGTCTGCCACGGCGAGCGCACCTTCTACGGCACCTACCCGCGCGGCTCCAAGGCGGGCCTCGTGTCGGAGGATCTGGCCGATACCCGCGCCGCCTACGACAACCTCGGCAATCCCTACGAGGCGTGGACGACCTACTTCGAACACAACATGGGCATCGTGCCGGAAGACTGGCGCAACGTGGCGCGCATCGCCAACCTCGACGTCACCTCGGCGGGCCTTGCCGGTTCTTCGGCCTACGACCTGTTCCTCGGCCTCTCGAGCCTGGTCATGTTGCCGCCGTCGCTCACCCGCGCGTCGTCCGGTATCACCCAGACCGATGCGCCGAATGACCAGTCGCCCGGCATCCGGCCGATCATCTACACCAACCGCACCGTCCGCTTCTGGATGGACGCCCAGGGCATGCGCGACCGCAACGTGCTGCTCACGCTCAAGGACGCCGCGGGCATGCCGCAGGACGAGTTCCGTGGTATTCCTGTGAAGATCTCGGATCGCCTGCTCACGACCGAAGACGCGGTCGCCTAACCAAGAGGACATGATCAAATGATCAACGACGCACTTTTCGCCTTCGTGCCGTACAACGCGCCTCTGTCGCTCGTGGGCGGTGCCGGCGTCGACTTCGCGACCGATCCCTACGACATTCTCGGGGCCGGCGCGGGTACGCTTGTGACCAACATCTGGGGCAACTCGACGCTTCCCGGGCAGGCCGACGGCCTGTCGGTCGGCATGCCGCAGCCCTACATCTCGGTGCTGATTGGCACGGCGCTGGTGGAGAACACCGGCTCGCCGCTGCTGACCGTGCAGTTTCAGGGCGCTCCGGACAACGGCTCGGGCTCACCAGGCACGTATCTCACCTACGCCCAGACCGGCGACATCACGGCGGCCAATTCCTCGGCTGGCGCGGAAGTCTGCCGGCTGCCGTTCGTGCCGCCCTATCCGATCAATCATCGGCCGCGCTTCCTGCGGCTCAACTTCGCCATTTCGTCTGGCGGCGACTTCTCGGCCGGCACGATTGCCTCGGCCTACGTGGTCGGCACACGCGACGACCAGTACCAGTTCCAGGCGGCGAAGAATTACACGTCGCCGCGCTACACCGGCTAAGGGTGATTCATGGCACGCAAGTCCAAGGCAGAGATCGAGGCTGACCTTCTGGCCCGGCAGGAAGAGATCAACGCGACCGCCGAAAAGCGGGCGATGGATCTGTTCTCTTCCTTTATGACCAAGTTCATGCAGGACATTCCGGCGGCGCGCATCGCGGCCGGAAGCCAGGCGGCGGTGGCCGATGCCACTGGCGATCGCAAGCTCGCCGAAAGCCTTGCGCACGCCATGATGACGGCCTCGGCGTCGCCCGCCAAACGGGCGGCGCTGGTGTCGCCGGAGGAGCGCGCAGCTC